CCTCATACTCATTGAGGATGAGCTGCATCAACTCGCCAGTTGTGGTGCTGTACTCCGGCGCGGTCTTGATGACGAGATTCGGGAAGTTCTCGCGCATCAGCGCGTAGACGTTCAACCCGAATTGGTTTGTCTTCTGGAAATTGATTGCACGAGTCGGCGAACACGCCAGCGTCATGCGATCGGTGTTTTCCACCACGCCGTTACCCTGCCGCACGAGCTGCGCGTACAGGTCCAACACGTTTTGGTAGGCTTGATCCGCCGTTGCAGCGTCCCATGCGTTCGTGGGAACGATGGGGGCAAGTAAGTTGGGATCATTCAGTAAGCCGTAGTTCTGCAACCCGGCGATACCGAAAAAATAGCTCTTGTTCTGAAACTTGTTCAGCACAAGCGCCGAAGCCACATTCTTGCGGCTTGCAAGGTCCACGCCGGCAAGGCCGGTGTAGGCAAGCTCTTTTTCGCCCCACTGCGTGAAAGTCTGGTAGTGGAAGCTCTGCCGCTGCGGGAAGTTGATGTTTGCATCCGCGTTGCCCGCGTTGCTGTAGTCCCCGTAGGCACTCACCTGACCGTCCGACTCAACCACCATGAAGGTTGTAACGGTGGTGACCCAATCGCCTTTCTTGGTCTCGCCGGCAATCTCGGCCGCCTTCATTGGCGACACCAGCACCTCAATAAGCGCCGGGTCAAGGTAGTTGGACAGGAACGCCGGAATGCCCGCGTTCGAGACTGTCACAAGCTCCGGCTGTGCGTCGAAGGCGACTTGGTCAAGAGAACCAAACTCTTTGCCGTCGGCCTCACCGCGCACGTTGTACGCATCCTGCACGTGGCGCGGCAAAATGCCCGCGAAGCGGCCGCCATTGATGCGGCTATCGAGTGCAAGCCCCGTTGACTCTTGGATTTGGGCCAAGATTGCAACCGCATGCCCGGCTCGCACCGCCTGCATAAGTTGCTCGTGATTGATGCCTCGACGGCCGGCGAACTGAGTACGCATGTTGTGTCTACCTCAACCCGTGTGACTGGTGAAGAGAGAAGCGGCTTACGCCGCAACCCTCGTGATTTTGGCGAGCCCACCTTGCACCATCGTTGCCGTGAAGGCGGCAACGGCGGCCCGGTTGATGCTGTTGGTTTGGTAGGTGCCTGCACCACCCGCAGCGCCTGTAAGCTGCTTGGTGACGAAGGTTTCATCCGGCACGCCTACGCCGGTCACCCGCTGCCCGACTTCGATAACACCCGAGGCGACGGCGGCAACTGTCATGATGCCGGTCCCTACTGCAATCGTGGTGGCGTTGTTCGTCACCGCATCCACTGGCGCGGTGGACGCGAGCACAAAGCCCGTGTCCGGGTTGGCTCCGGCGGCTGCGTTGAGCGTGGGCGCGCCGGTCGCAGCATCCGCGTACACGGTGTCACCCACGGCACCGCCCTTGACGCCGACCCAATAGTCCCCGGCGCTCTGAAGCGTCGCGGGCATGCCGTCGTTGAGGGTCAGCTTGCTTTCCCCGAGGAAAGCGGTGATGAGCACCGAGGGCCGGTTGGGCTGGCTCGCCACGAAGCCGAGGGACGCACCAGCGCCCGCGCCAGCGGCCGAACTGTACACCTGACCGTTTGCACCACCCCACGCGAAATAGCCCACTGTGACGGCCTGCCCGGCGGCCACAACGAAGCCCGCTTCAACCGGCGGCACGATGGATGAACGGGGGTTGTTGCTGGCAAAGTCGCCCTGAGAAGCCGGGGCGGGTTGCTGATTGATGACGCGCTGAAAACCCATGATTGCAGCCTCGCGATATGAAGGGGTGGTGTGGGGTTACGCGACTTGGAAACGACCCAAGCCGGGAAGAGCTGCCGCCGCCGCGTTGGCGGCATCGGCTGCAATGGAATTGATGCCCTTGGGCGCGGCACCGTTCGCGGCCACCTTGGCGGCGATCCGCTCGCGCACGAGCGCGGGGTATGCGGCCGGGGGCACGCCATCGAGCGCCACCTTTTCGTGATCCAAGGCGAACTTGTAGACCGCCTCGGCGGAATCCATCGCGACCACGCCCACCAGCGGCTTGACGGCCTCGCGCGCAACATGCAGCGCATTGACTCGTGAGACGGCATCGGCGGCGGCGTCGTTCGCCATTGCCTGCGCCTCATCTTTGGACACGTAGCCGCGCGACTTGATCGCGGCATCAATCGCCGTAGCGATTTGCTCATCGCTCGCCAGCGCGCCGCCGGGCTCGCCGGCTCGGCCCTTGCCGGGGTTCATTTTCTTGCGCTTCTTTCCGGGGTTCTCCGGGTCGTCTTCCTCATCCTCTTCGAGCATCACCGCGTCTTTTGCGGTCATCGCTTCGAGCTTCGCGTCAAGCGCTACGCGCTCTTCGTCAGTTGTTGGGGCTGCGATCACACCAAGAGCAACTAACCGAAGAAGTAAGTTTTGACGTTTCATTGTGTGGAACTCCAAGGGAAGAGCGTCGTTTACTACTACGTCCCTACCTGCCCGGCCTTCCGGTACAAGCGCGACGTGATTACCCATAATATCGCGCATCACGCCATCGTATGCAACACCTTCCGGCGTTACCCCCGGCGTCATGTCCGCGCGGTAGTGGTAGCTGCTAGAAAGCTCCCTTGCAGCTTCGCTTTCTACAAGGCTGATTCCTTCGCCGTCCCACACCGTAAGTTGGTCCGCAAGTAAGTAAGTCCCATCAAACGAGATACCGCTACCGACGGTGCCCACGGTGATTTCGTTCTTAGGGTCTTTCGCCGTGACTTTCGTATGCAGCATGAGAAGCTGCAAGTTGCGGAACGAAGGCGCGGCCTTTTTCAGCTCTTCAGGATCGCGGTAGAGCTGATATACCTTGTTGGGTTCGAGCCCCAATTTTTTGTAGTTGGGAATCTCACGGCCGTAGTAGGGACTAACGTTTGCCTTACTGATTCGGCAATTTGCAACGTGCATCCGGCCTACGTGGTCAATGCTGCGCGCGCTCGCGTTGCGATCAAACGCAACGATTTCGCTATGCTCGAAAACTTCCCCAAGGGCTCGCATGGCGGCGGAGCGTACCATAGCTGCGTAGCTTATGTCATCAAGGCGCGGAAGCGGGGGCGTTATCTTAGCCATACGGACCCCTTACTTAATCCTCAAACCCTTCAATTACAGGCTTCATAGTGCAACGGCAGTTGATGAGTTGGCCGGGGTGGACCCACTCTTTTTCGTCGCTGTCCCACATGCCTTTCGCAAGGTCGTAGGGCTTGCCGTTCATCGCAACGTGGGTGGGCCGAGGCTCTTTGCCGGCGTTCGAGTGCATCCAAATTCCGCGCCGTATGCCTAGCTCTTGCTGGCGCACGCGCTCAATGACTGCCTTTGCTTTGGCGTTTTGATCGCGCGCGATGAGCGCAGCGCGTTTGATAGTGCTGCCGTGGGCCTTGCGCAGCTCCGTTGATAGTTTGTTTAGATCGCTGCCGTTACGTACTGCATTCCAAACCTTTTGCTCCACCTCGGCATGATACTTGCGCGGAATCGAGCGGATGAGCCCGACATTTTCGGCCGCCACGATGCGATAGGCTTCTATGCTCTCGCGCGTGGGCTTAAATGCCACCGTGAAGCCGGCCTTTTTGAACTGCCCCATAATTGAGACTTGCGTAGCGCGTTGGCTGCGTGTAGCGAAGTCATCCGCAATGCGCTGTGCCATCAAGTCAAAACGTTTGATAGTTTGCGTGCCCCACTTCGCGAGCGCAGCTTGCAAACCCTTGGTAGGGCTCGGCGCGTCCATCGCAATGATATATTGCTCGGGCTCCCACACGCCCGCGCCTTCCTTGGTGAATCCGTCTTCGTCGTAGTCTGCATCCGTGTACGTCATCCGGCCGGGGATCACGGTCACGCAGTCTTGCGCGGGTATCTCAAACTTTGCTTGTAGCGTGAGGCGCACGCCCGGATGCAAGTTTAGTCCGAGCGCTTCGGGCAGCGTTACCCATTTGAAAGCGTCATGCTCGATATTGAGCGCGGGCGTGAATTGCTCGGGCACATCGGCCGAATAGGTGGCGAAGTTGACCCCGCGCCACTCTTGCAAGCGGTAGGGCTCAAGCGGGCCGTTGTAAGCGTGTAGTGTTTCCTCGAATGCCTCGCGGCGCGCGGCTTGCTCGAACGTTTCGTTTTCTTCCAACCCGCCGCCGGGGAACGCCCACCCCGCGCCATCGGTGCGACGCATCAATAGAATTTTGCCGCCCGAGTGAAACGCCACACCGGCCGCCTGCATCTTCGCGCTGTCACCGTAGTACGCGGTGATGTGGGAATTGTGGAAGACTGGCGGCGTGCGCGCCCATGCGTGCGCTACGTCGCTCAAGAGCGCCGCTGTTGACTCGTTGATGAGAGAGTCAAGGGCCGATTGATACCACGCCTGCACACCGACGTTAGGGAAAACCGGCGATAGCACCACCGGCTTTGCAGACGTAGCGCGTAGGCGCTTCATTTCTTCGGCGGCTTCGGCACTTCCAACTTAGGGGCAACGCCCGGTTTGTCTTGGCACCCGCAGTGTTTGGCCGCACCCGAGGTGACGGCCGCTTCGGTGGATACAAACACTCTGCCGCATGCACACTTGCACTCTACGCGGCCGTCTTCGTACTTTTTGGTAATCATTTCTTTGGCCCTTTGTCTTTGAGTTTCGCCGCTGCGGCCGTTGCTTCAAGCCCTCGCTTGTGATCGGCCTGCGCCTGTTTCTCTGCGCGTTTGGCGTCTGCCTCGGCCCCCTCTTGGCCCAACTCGTGTTGGTGCTCTGCGCCTAATTGGTCCGGCGGCTCGGGTGCTGGCCCTGACAGATTATTGAATCCGCTGGTAGGATCGGACGCCACACGCTCGCGCACTTCCTCGGGGGACACTGCGCCCATGCTGACGTATTTCTCGTCTGTCTCGGAATTTGCCTTGCGAATCTCGGACAGCTCTTTCACCGTGGGGCTTGACAGCGGCACGAACTCAAAACCGATAGCATCGTCAACCATCCCAAACAAATGAAGTTGTAGGATATCTAATACATGTTTGAGGTGCGGGCCGTAGAAGAACAATTGGAACGCGCGCACCCAATCGTACCAGACTTTAATTTCCCCCTCGCTCGATGCGTTGAGCCCTGACGGCGTGATGCCCGTCAACTTCACAAGCGGTATGTGCGAGGGCGCGGCCATGTGCTCTTGTGCCTGCGCTTGCAGCTTATCGAGATTCGACAGCGGCACCGCAACTTGCTGTAGCTCTTCGCGGTTCTTATCCAACAGCGTGAGGCCCTGATTATCGCGCGTCTGCGTAAAGAGCTTGGCGCGATCCAACAGCCCAAGGCCGGCGGTAACTGTCTCGCCACCCTGCAACACGGCGGCCATGTCCGTTTTTAGGCACATGACGCTAAAGTTGTGGATTAGATCGCTAACGCTGTTGCGCGTGCGCAGCCATTGGAAAACGTAGGGCTCCATGAGCTGCGACATTGAGAGGCCGCCGAAGTTATACGCCGGCTTCAGAATGTCGGGCACCTCGCGCGATATGAACGTCAGCAACCGCGAGGCATGCACGCGCTTACCGATGACGAACCACGCGCGCGGCTTGTAGAAGTCGCCCGCCGTGGGGTCCGTGGTGTTGTACGAATACGGCGTAGTCCATATGGGTTCAATGACTTTGAAGCCGCGTAGCGAACCCTTTTTGATTGTTGCGCTATCCACTACCAACGGCAGTTGGTTGACTTCGTCCGGGTTTTTGCTGCCCGGATCAATGTTGATGAAGAGCTGCGAACGGCCGAAGAATCCGTCTTGCTCCGCGATGCGGCGGAAGTGATCGCGGATTTTGAATTGCTCTAAGGCGTCTTCCAACGCTTCGATTTTATCCTCTAACCCGTTGTCTTCGCCGTTGCCGTCTACGTTGTTCTCATCCTCGACGTTCTCGCCGCGCGCCTTGCGTTTCTTTTTTGATGCCTTGCCTTTGACAGTTACGTCTATCCATTCGCGCGTAGCCTCGGTAGCCACCGTCTCGGTAGGCGCGCGGTACTCGCTACGCTGTGACAGCTCGGCCAAATAGCCATAGCCGGGAAAGCCCATTCCGCAATTCGCTTGGTTGAGATATGCCCACATGGGCGCGTTGGCTGCGTCGTCAAACGCAAGTGCGGGCTCGCCGAGCTTGCCGGGGTCATCGGTGGAGCTGTAGCGAAAGCCCCCGCGTATCTCGGGTAACAGCTTGGGCGGCTCAACCTTGCGGCTCAATAGCAGCACGTTTTCGCCGGCCTTAATCAAAAGCTGTTTGCCGATGTTGAAGCCTTCGGGCTTCTCATCTACGGCGGCCGTAGCCACTGTGACCCCGAGCCACGCGCGGAGTCTATCGCGTATCCAGTTCAACATTTACTTTGCCTTTGAGCGCTCGGCACCGCTCACGTATTTGCCAGACATGAGCCCGCAAGCGCAGTCTTCCGCAGTGCGGCGCTGTTCACTGTAGGCGATAGCTACCGCCTGTTTTTGAGGCTTGCCGGCGGCTATTTCCGCTTTCACGTTGTGTGAAAACGCCTCTTTGCTTGTACCTTTTTTGAGCGGCATAAAATCAGACTCCGGCGAACGGTTGAAACGTGAAGCCTACGCCGGGGGCGCGGCTCTCGGTGTCGGGCAGCAAGTGCCCGTCAAATTGATGGTCAGTAGGTTTGACTTTCCAGCCAATCCATAGGGAACGCTTAGCGCTGTAGTTCCAACGAAACGCGGCCTTGTAGCCCTGCCATGTCAGCGAGTAGCGCGCGGTTTGAACGAATGCAACTTGCGTGGGATCAATCAAGAGTCCAAGCCACGTAAAGCGCAGATTCGCCGTTGAGTTGCGCAATGCTGACCACAGGAAGATGCGCCACCACTGCGGCAAGCCGCGTGTGTTTGTGGCCCACCAGATTTGCCGAGGCTGCACCGTCTTTTGCGGGTCCGTAAGGTTGACCCAAGGCAAGCCGTCGATTCCGTCTTCATCGTTGCCCCAAATCTCATTGATGGTTCGATTAGACCAAACCAGCACCGCGCGCTTGTCTTTGTAGTGCTGCGACTCGCGCCGGCCGGTAGTGTTGGGCAAGAGGGCCAAGACCGCAACGAGCGGTAGCCCTAGCAAGGTCAGCGGAAGCGTGAGCGCGACGTATAGAGCCCATGCGAGCATGAAGAGCGGTAGGCGTTTCATCGTATAGCCCCTGTGTTTATGCGGTGTGCGGCCGCCGTTGCCGCCAGCAACGCGGGGTTGATGACGATGACGCCGGCACGCGGAGCGTACAGCATCATGACGCTGTCGGCCAAGTTGGGGCTTGCGATACTGTTGCGCACCTCGGTTTTCGTACCCACCGGGCACTTATCAACCATCACCTTACCGCGCTTGGATAGGCCCCACACGGGTTGCGAAAGCTCGATGCACAGCCGCGCGCGTTCCTTAAAGTCGCCCGCAATACTAATAAACTTTGACGGGTCCACTTCCGCACGTAGCAATTCGACGGATTCGCCAGCATTTAACCGCTCGATGATTCGGAACGTGTATTGAAAATGACTTCGCAGCTTCCACCATGCTTGCGCCTTCATGTTCTCGAAAAAGTCTAACGCGGTGCGCTCGGTGCCTTCGACTATCTCGTCAGGCGCGTAGACTTCACCCGAGCCCCGAAAGGGCAGCACTTGCAAGAGCTTGCCGCCACTCTCGCGCCGTGCGTCGTTGATTTTGCGCGCGTCACCTCGCACGCCCGCGCCGAGGCCGTCGGCGTCGTAGTCGAATCCATCGAGCCGGTATTGATCGCACAGCAAGAAAGCGTTTTCTACGCTGTGGTAGATATCCAAATCAACCGAGCCCTTCCAGCTCTCGACGTGCTCAATGAGAAAGGATTGCCCCACGGCAAAGGCGTTGGCGTCGCGCCCTGCGTCTGCAACGTCCAACGTTCCGCGCTTCACGCCCGCCGGCACGAGCCCGAGCTTGCGGTGCGCATCAATGGCAGCGGTCACCCACACGGCCGGGATGACAACGCCCTCGATAGATGCGGTGAAGTTACAATCGTATTCCGCAGCAAACACAACGG